AATGGCTTGGTTGTACACAACTGCGTGGGACTCGTCTGGAACGAGGTGAGCCGGCGCTACGTCTCAACGCCCCCGGAGGTCTGGCTGCCCGAGGTGTGGCGCGGCAAACCCGTCAACGCCAAGCAAGGCTCCACTGGGCAGGCGTCGCATCAGGTCGCATGGAAGGGCTTGAGCGAGCAGCTCGTGCGCCGAGCGCTGGACCTGTACGACCACATGATCGAAGAAGGCGTGGCTCCCGAGCAGGCACGCGCCATACTGCCGCAGTGCGTCATGACCGAATGGGTGTGGACAGGGTCGGTAGCCGCATGGGCCCGGGTGTGCAAGCTCAGGCTGGACGCTCATTCACAGGCCGAGACCGCTGAAGTGGCCAAGAAAATCGACACGCTGATGAAGCAGGCGTTCCCGGTGTCGTGGTCGGCGCTGATGACGAAAAACATGCCCGACACATGAGCAAAAAAAAAAGCCCCGACATTGCGTCGGGGCCGAAGAATCCGCCGGAGAAGCGAGACTCAGGGAGTAAGCACACACAAACCACCACCGTGAGAACCACCACACAGTGATGAAGTCAGTGTATCGTATGCACTTCGAGGCGTCCAGCGCCTGCGCTCACTACCTTTATGCTCGATCATCTGGTCAGCCCCACTGTTGAGTACACCCCAGAGGTCTTGGGCGACCCCAAACAGGGGTTCACGCCCATCTCCCGCGCCAACAGCGCTCAGATCGTGGCCGCCCAAGAGCAAACAGGTGACTTCCTGACCTCCATGGGGGTCGTGGAAGACGAAGAAGTGGTCAATCAGGCCCAAGTTGCGGCCGCTCAAGCCGCCTTCGGTGCCATCGCCACGGGAAACCCCGATCACAAGGCCGTCCAAGACAAGCTGCTGCGCGTAAACGCGCCATCAGCAGTGCGCCACCTCGTCGGTATGCTGACTGCGTACGACTGGGAGTTCGTCGAACAGGCAAAGGAGCTGCGTGGCTACGCTGTATCGAAGATTCTTGAAGAAACGGGTCATCCCGACGCGCGTATCCGACTGCGAGCGCTCGAACTTCTGGGCAAAGTTACGGAAGTGGGCCTTTTTACCGATCGCGTGGAGGTCAAGCAGGTAGAAATTACCGAATCCGACCTAGACGCCAAGCTCATGGAGAAGCTCACCTCCCTGCGCTTGATCGAAGACGCAACCGAAGTGCCCCCGGACACCGAAGACGTGACGTACAAGGACGCCCCGGAGTGAGCGCCAGCCCCCCGCCCACACCCAAGCAGCTCGCCGGCATGAGCAAGGCCGAAAAGCTCGCCTTGCTGGAGATGTTGGAGAAAAAGGAGAGCCAACTGGCGCTGGCTGCAGCGCGCAAGGACCCGCTTGCGTTCGCCCACAAGGTGTACCCCGGGTTCAAGGAGGGGCCGCACCACCGCACGCTGGCCAAGATCTTCATGGACATCGCGGCGGGCAAGAAGCGCCGGGTCATCGTGAACGTGGCGCCACGGCACGGAAAAAGTGAGTTCGCGTCGTACTTGTTCCCAGCATGGTTCCTCGGGCGGTTCCCGCAGAAGAAGGTCATCATGGCCACCCACACGGCTAGCTTGTCCGAGGACTACGGCCGGCGCGTGCGAAACCTCATCGCGTCCGACGCGGACTACAGGTCGGTGTTCCCGGATGTCAGCGTGGCCGAAGACCAGAAGTCGGCTGGCAAGTGGAGTACCTCGGCCGGCGGCCAGTACTACGCAACGGGTGTCGGGGGTAACTTGGCCGGCCGTGGCGCCGATCTTTGTCTGCACCCCGCAACGTGTTTACAGGTAGCACGAGGGGTGCTGCCAGCGTACGAGGTGCGCGTTGGCGACTTCCTGTGGGGACGAAAAGGGTGGGCTCATGTCGAGCACGTCATCTGGTCTGCTCACGCAAGCACCGTGACGGTGAACAACACGCTGCGGATGAACGACGCGCACCCCGTCTGGGTAGTTGGGAAAGGATGGACAGCAGCGGCTGATCTACAAATCGGAGATGTATTGACCCGTGTGTCGTATATGGGTAAACTGTGGGCGCGTCTAACAAGGAGCGTTCATGGATACGGCAAGCCGGTCACGGGAGTACAACATCTGGGCAATGATGCGCCAGCGTTGCACAAACCCCAATGCAGCAAACTACAACAGCTACGGCGGACGTGGAATCAGTGTCTGCGAGCGCTGGAATCTGTTTTCCAACTTCATAGCGGACATGGGCCCCGCCCCGACGGACAAGCACACGCTGGACCGAGTGGACGGAACCGGGAGCTACACCCCGGAGAACTGTCGCTGGGCGGATGTGAAGACCCAACAGAACAACCGGCGCAACGCCGTGAAGATCCAAGCGTTCGGCGAGGAGCTTTCGATCGCGCAGTGGGCGCGCAAGACGGGTCTTTCGCGCGATCAGGTAAAGCATCGGGTGTTCGTGATGGGGATGCCGCCCGAGGAAGCGCTGAGCGCACCACGCATGGGGTGGACACAGAAGCCGGTGTTGCAGCTTGGACGAGACGGCTCGCTCGTCAAGCAGTGGGAGTCCTACGCGCAGGTCAAGCGGGCGTTTCCCGGTGGCAGTGTGTGGAACGCGCTAAGCGGGCGCTCGAAAAGTGCCTATGGGTTCCTGTGGAAGTACGAGTAGTAACGCGCGAAGAGCACTCCCCCCGTGCGTTTGTGAACTTTCACGTCGGGGGGGACAACACGTTCGTTGCCGATTCGTATTTGACCCATAACTGTATCATTGATGACCCACATTCGGAACAAGACATCAAAGGTACAAGCCGGCTGCCGTTCGACCAAGCGTGGTCGTGGTTCCAGACGGGTCCGCTGCAGCGCCTGATGCCGGGGGGCGCTCTAGTCGTAGTCATGACGCGCTGGGCTACGATCGACCTCACGGGGCGGCTGGTCGCCTACAGCCAGAACAACCCCGACTCCGAGCCGTGGGAGGTCGTCGAGCTGCCAGCCATCATGACGGTGGAGCGCGAGGAGAACGGCGAGACGCGCAAGGTGGAGCGCTCCCTGTGGCCTGAGCAGTGGCCGCTTGAGGCGCTGCTGCAGAAGAAGGCGTCGATGGACGCCCGGTACTGGAACGCGCAGTACATGCAGCAGCCGACATCGGAAGCGGCCGCCGTCATCAAGCGGGAGTACTGGAACATCTGGGAGGCGTCAGAACCCCCCAAGTGCGAGTGGATCCTGCAGTCGTGGGACACCGCGTTCGAGGCCAAGAACACCGCCGACTACTCGGCGTGCACCACGTGGGGTGTGTGGAACAACGAAGAGGACCACGGCAACGCCCACATCATCCTGCTCGATGCGTTCAAGGACAGGATGGAGTTCCCGGAGTTGAAGGCCATCGCTTTCAAGCACTGGAAGAAGTGGGAGCCCGACGCGTTCATCGTCGAGAAGAAAGCCGCTGGTGCCCCGCTCATCCAAGAGCTGCGCCAGATGGGCATACCCGTGGCCGAGTACACTCCGTCGCGCGGCAACGACAAGACCGTGCGCGTCAACGCCGTGGCAGACCTGTTCTTCTCGGGCCGGGTGTGGGCACCCGATACGCGCTGGGCGCGTGAGGTCATAGAAGAGGTCGCAGCCTTCCCCGCTGGCGACAACGACGACTACGTGGACACCATGTCCATGGCACTGATACGTTTCAGACAAGGAGGCTTGATCCGCCTCGACACGGACGAGAAGGACGAGCCGACCATATGGCGTGCAAAGCGCGCTGCTTACTACTGACACTGAGGATCCGCATGGCTGATCTGTTCAAGGGGTTCGGCGCGTACCGCGCGGACCCGGAGCGTCGCTCGGGTGGCAAAGAGCCCATCGAGACAATGCCCACAAAGTACGACCCCTCCCTCGTCGCCCAGCTTGCGCGGGCGGCCTCGCGCCTGTCCGACTTCGGGGTCAAGCCCCTGTCGCCTGCCGAGATCACCAACATGATGCTGGTCGAGGGCCGCTCGGATGCGGGCACAGACAGGTACGACACAAACAAGCCACACCTGAACAAGATCTACAAATCGCTGATGGACGACGGGTTCCATCCCAAGGCGGCGATGTTCGCCGCTGCGATCGCCGAGAAGAAGGCGGTGGCTGACCGGCTGAAGGTGCCGTTCTACCAAGCGTGGAACGGGCTGGGCCGCTCGACCGAGACTGGCAAGACGGGTATGGACTACAACGAGCGCATCAAGGCGCACCAGTTCGCAGTCGACCACCCCAAGAACCAGCCGCTCATGGACCTCGTGACGCGCGCCTACGAGAACAAGCTGACCCCGGACGAGATCAAGGCGCTGGGTGTGCGCGGCACGCTGTTCGCACCGCCTGCTCCCGCTGCCAAACCCCCTGCCCCCGCCCCTGCGGGGCTCGCACCCCGTAGCGACGCCATACCCGTGGCGATGCCTGTTGAGCAGGTTGCTGCCTTGGAGGGCGATGTGGACAAGTCACTGCTGATGCGCGGCGGTGGCCGCGTGCGAATGATCTGAAGGACACGACATGATCGACAAAGGTGTGTACGCCGCCCCTATGGGCATCGCCGAGCTGGCCCAAGACGAGGAGCCCATCGAGATCGAGATTGTCGATCCCGAGTCGGTGACCATTCGCACGGGCGACACTGAGCTCACCATCGACCCGGATGGAGAGGAGGGCATCGAGTTCGACGCCAACTTGGCCGAGCACATGGAAGAAGGCGAGCTGGACGAAGTCGCCAGCGACCTGATGCGTGCGGTCGAGAACGACGTGCTCTCGCGCAAGGACTGGGAGGAGACGTACAAGGACGGCATCAAGCTGCTGGGCCTGAAGTACGAGGAGCGCACCGAGCCGTGGGACGGCGCGTGTGGCGTGTTCCACCCGATGATTACCGAGGCGGTCGTGCGGTTCCAGTCCGAGACGATCATGGAGACGTTCCCGGCAGCGGGTCCCGTCAAAGCCAACATCGTGGGCAAGGCGTCACGCGAGAAGGAAGATGCGGCCAAGCGCGTGGTCGAGGACATGAACCACCAGCTCGTTGACGTGATGGTTGAGTTTCGTCCTGAGCATGAACGAATGTTATGGAACCTGCCGAGCGCAGGCAGCGCGTTCAAAAAAGTGTACTTCGACACGGCACTGGACCGTCAGACTAGTCGCTTCGTGCCGGCTGAGGACGTACTCCTGCCCTATGGCGTGTCGGACACAAGTACGGCAGAGCGCATCACCCACAGGATGCGCAAGACCGAGAACGAGGTCAAGCGACTGATGCACGCCGGGTTCTACCGTGAGGTGGACCTGAGCACGCCGACCAACCACATCACCGATCTGCAGAAAGCCAAGGACAAGGAGACTGGGTTCTCGGCTGACCACGACGACCGCTATGAGCTGCTGGAGATCCATGCGCTCATGGAGATGCCGGGCTTCGAGGACGACAACGACGGGCTGGCCTGCCCGTACGTGGTGACCATCCTGAAGGACACGGGTGACGTGCTGTCCGTGCGCCGCAACTGGCGCGAGGATGACAAGAACAAGGCCAAGCGCGACCACTTCGTTCACTACCAGTACATCCCCGGCTACGGAGCGTATGGCTTCGGGCTGTTCCACCTTGTGGGCGGGTTCGCCAAGTCGGCGACCTCCATCATCCGCCAGCTCGTGGACGCGGGAACGCTGAGCAACCTGCCCGGGGGGCTGAAGTCTCGTGGGCTGCGCATCAAGGGCGACGATACACCTGTGGCTCCGGGTGAGTGGCGCGACGTGGACGTGGCAAGCGGGGTGATCCGGGACAACATCCTGCCCCTGCCGTACAAGGAGCCGTCGGCCACCCTGTACAACCTGCTCAACACGATCGTCGAAGAGGGCCGCAGGTTCGCGGCCACCGCTGACCTGAAGATAGCGGACATGTCGGCCAACACGCCGGTCGGCACCACCCTTGCCATCCTTGAGCGCATGCTCAAGGTCATGAGCGCGGTACAGGCGCGGGTGCACTTCGCCTTCAAGCAGGAGCTGCGCCTGCTGGCCGACATCATCCGGGACTACGCCGACTCGTCCTACGACTTCGAGGTGGCAGACGACCAGCAGCGCGCTCGCAAGAGCGACTTCAGTCACGTCGACATCATCCCGGTGAGCGACCCCAACGCGGCGACCATGAGCCAGCGGGTGGTGCAGTACCAAGCCGTGATGCAGATGGCCCAAGGGGCCCCGCAGATCTACGACCTGCCCGTGCTGCACAGGCAGATGCTGGCCGTGCTGGGGGTGAAGGATGCCGAGAAGCTCGTCCCCATCGAAGACGACCAGAAGCCCCGCGACCCCGTGTCCGAGAACGCCAGCATCCTCAAGATGAAGCCGGTCAAGGCGTTCCTGTATCAGGACCACCAAGCGCACATCACGGCGCACATGGCGCTCACGCAGGACCCGGCCGTAGCCGCACTCATCGGACAGAACCCGCAGGC